CGAATACGAAGAAGGCCAGTTCGATGAATAGCCAACAAGGAGAAAACATGGATATGCAACTGTTAAAACGCGCTGTAAGGATTTTCCCGCGTACGGCCTACACAGATCACGAGGCAGTAAGGCATGCGCGTAAAAGCTGGCTGCGTAGCGTCATGTACTTACGCTGCACTTCGGATCAAAGTAAGTGGGTTCTTGATCAGCGGGTGTCGAGGATTCAGTGAATGTCATACCGACGTGCCGCGCTGGGCGGGTTCGCAGGATGTTGAAGAGGATAGCTAAGTTTTTGCATTGAAGGGGAAGATGATGAACACAACAACGAAGACTCATTACAGGAAGGCATTTGATTCGCCTTACTTAAGCAGCGCCGACATTGTAGAGCCGACCGTATTAACCATTAGCCACGTCGCATTGGAAGCGGATCGGACGAAGAAAACGAAAGACCTGTTCAATACGGCCCACTTCGTCGAAAAGGAACTGCGCCCCGGCGAGAAGCTCAAGCCGATGATCTTGAATGCGTCGAACAGTAAGACGCTTAAGGGATTGGCAAATTCGGCATTTATCGAGGACTGGAACGGGCTGCGCGTGACCGTCTACGTTGATCCGAACGTTAGATTCGGGAAAGAGACGGTCGAAGGCTTGCGCATCAGTCCACACGCGCCGGAAAAGAAGATTCTCACGCCCGAAAACGAAAAGGGATGGGCAAACGCGAAGGCTGCATTTAAGCGCGACGGGAATCTTAAATCTGTACTTTCTCGCGTTGATATATCTCCTGAACACCAGCAGCAACTCATGGACGAATGCGAGGAGCAAGCCCAATGATTTTCCATGACGTTCAGCAGAATACGGATGCGTGGGACGCCTTACGCCTTGGCAAGGCAACTGCATCTAATTTTGCCTGCTTCATGGCTAACTATGGCAAGGAGTTTGGCGAACCAGCCAAAGACTACGCATTGCGTATTGCACTCGAAATACTGAACCGGAAGAAGGCGGAATACGGGTTCAGCAATGCCGATATGGAGCGTGGCCACGAGCAAGAGCCGGTAGCGCGGATGCTGTACGAGGAAGAAAACTTCGTCGATGTAACTAACGGCGGGTTCTTCGACTGGGGCCAGTATGGCGATTCTCCCGATGGATTGGTTGGCGAGGATGGCGTTGTCGAAATTAAGTCAGTCGTAGCAAAGACGCACTATGCAACGCTTATGCGCGGCAGCTTTGACCCAGCTTATCGCTGGCAGCTTGTGGGACACCTGGATTGCACCGGGCGAGACTGGGTTGATTTTGTTAGCTATTGCTCGGACTTCCCCATAGGGAATCAGTTAATTGTGAGCAGACTCAGCCGCAACGATTGTTCGCAAGAGATTGCAATGCTCAATGAGCGTCGCTCTGAGTTCTTGGAGTTGGTTTCAAAAACGTTGAAAAACATCGACCGGACTTTTAATAAGGCCGCATAAATGGATTCGATAGTCATCCCGCTCGCAGCACTTGACTCGCCGAAATACAAGTCTCTTTCTTGGGGCGATCAGAGAGTTTTGATAGACCTGTACATCATGTTTTGGGATTGCGACTGCTTCACTGTTGACCTATTCCGTCCACAGGACTACAGGCAGTCCCCTGGTGTTGGGATGGGAAAGCGGATTCAAGCCCTATTAGCATCCGGCCTTCTGGTCATGGTTGGGAAGCAGATCATCGATCCCAATAAGCCAATCGGCGAGAGAAATTACAGGCGAGTGTTTGCATTTAAGTACCCAGCGGTAAAACCGCAGGAAGCAGCGTAGATCAACGGCCCATGCAACACCCACGGCGAAAGCTAAACCCTTCCCCGAACCCGGCAATTGTCGTGGGTGGGCCTCCTAATAGAGAGATAGAGCGATGAGCAAGCCAACAATGACCTTTGATGAAGCTAAAGAACGAACCGCTGCCGATCTTAAGAAGATCGCTGAACTGCTAAACGAAGAGGCGACAGCAATAGAAGCGGGCGATCTCCAACGCATGGATTCTCTACTTGACGAGAAATTACCGCTTTGGTTTGAAATGCTGGCAATTCGTTACGGCCATGTTTGCGAGCAACGGGGAGTATAGACAATGACTGACAAACTCAACCGCGAAGAACTGATTAAAAGAGCGCAAGACATTGCGGCGTCATGCTCATTTATGCGTGATTGCCCACGCTGCAGCTCCGTATTTACTGACCGTGAAACTGAGCAGGCAGCGAATCTTTTGAATGAAATCGCCGCCCTTCTCTCCGCCCGTCAAGAGCAGGCAGAGCCGACAAAGGTGCTGTGCAACGATCCGCTTTGCGACAAGACATTGATGGATCGTGACCGCTATCACGACATGGCAGACAGGCTTGCAGATGGAATTGCCAAGCATTTCGGCGTCGAGATCGGCGAGCATAGTAGCAATAACTGCCCTTGGACGAACGCGCTTGAGTGGGTCGAATCATCGCAACCTCAAGAGCCTATCAAAGCATCTGCGGATGAGCGGGAAGCGTTTGAGAAGTGGGCGAGCGATCCGGTTCGCGCCGAAAAGCTGCCGCTGGATCGGTGGCCAGCCAATGACGGCTACAAAGACCAGCGCACCTACGCTACTTTCTATGGCTGGCAAGCTCGCGCCGCCCTCTCCATCGCACAGCCAGCGGCACTCAACAATCCGGTGGAGGTTGAGTTCGTGAAGAAGGAAGCCATTGGAAACGTCATCGGAGCGATTGCCGAATTACCCGACAGGACAAGTCCGGAGGACTGGCCGGAAGCGATGCTTGTTACTGCTGACGAGTTGCGCGACATCCTTGAAGATACGTTTGTGCCTGTTGCACAGCCAGCGGCACAGACGGCAGTGCCGGAGACGTATGAGGACTTACTCGACAAGTGGGAAGCTGTCGATGCTGAATGCGGAGAGGTGCCGTCTGGTGGGATTGTCACTTATCACGCCGATGCATTCAACGAGGGCTTTCACCTCTCCGCCGCTCCACAGCCAGTAGCGGCACAGGACTACGAGACTCAACGCGCAATCATGGAAAGTGCTCGCTACAACGCGGGGGAAGAGTATTTCAACGCTCGTCCGCACATGGCATCGCTGCTGTGTTCGCGAGTTGCATTCAACGCAGGCTTCCAGCGTGGGTTTGATGCAGCCCATCCCCAAGCCGCGCAAGCCAAGGGAGGCGAGGATGCGTGACCTAGTAAAACTGCTGAGGGATATGTCGAAGGCTAGCTTGTTTGGCGAAGCTGCCGACAGAATTGAAGAACTCGAACGCCAGCTAGCCGCCGCTCAGACAACAGCACAGCAGGATTCGAGGGATGCGGACTTATGGCGCGGCTTAATCGGAAGCGCACGCATCAGACCTCTTGGATGCGCTGGCATCAAGCAACCGGAAGAACGCGGCTATGCACATCTTGGCATGGAGCTATGGACGGTATATGGCACATCCATGAACGATGAACAGCTCGAACGAGTGGCGAAAGAAAATGCACTCGGCGTCGAATGGCTGACCAAGTACGCGACTATTTCTGCCGCCATGCAATCCGCAAAGGAAGGTAAGTCATGACATCTGAACGAGACAGAAAGATTGCTGAGGCGGTGAAAGAGGCGGCGGCAAGAGAACTGGAGGAGCACATGCCACACGCCGGATCGGACGAAGAGGCAGGAACCTGGAAGGCAGCAGCCGACGTTACCCGCTCTCTCGACCTCGACGCCATCATTGCGAGTGTGTCGGAACCTGATCATACATTTCACGCGGCAATGGCAGCCCCATATATCAACGGCGCAAGTGTGTCGCCGGAGGGATATAAAAGGCTTAGTTTTTTCGAAGACCGTCGAATATCAGAGTTTGCCGCGCCAGTTCACGCACCGTTATGGCTACCAATTGAAACTGCTCCCAAGGATGGGGAATGGGTGGACCTGTTCGTGCCAGATTTAATTGCCCCAGAAACGCAGGGAGATCGACAAATAATGTGCAGGTGGCAGCGCAGGCACGAGTTTGGCATTTTTGACTGGCAGCAGTTTAACAACGGTGGTTTTGGTTGGGTCTCAGGCAACCCCACACACTGGTCGCCAATCCCCACTCGATTTGCACCAACCAAAGGAACCGACAAATGACCAGCCACACCGATAACGCAGCGCTTGGCATAGCCCTACCGGAGCGTGTGATTGATACGCTCTGGCAAGCTGCTGGTTTATCCACTTTCCACCCAGACGGCGACCAACTTGAGAAACTTCACTCATTTGCACATGCAATCACCGCCGAGGTGTTGGCTCGCATTCCGGCCTCTCCCGCACCAGCGGAAGCGCCAGAGCACGAATTGCTGAAGATGATCGATGATTTGGTGACACTCTGGGTTGAAGAAGGCGCACCAGTTGCGCGAGTTTCGGCCAGAAAGCGTCTTGAGGACGCAATCCGCGCCCTGCTCCACCGTCAGCCATCCAAAGGGCAGCCGGTAGCCAATCAGGAAATATCCGTAGATGTGAGCACCGGCGATGACGATCACGATCATCGGATATTTGCAAAGTTGACAGGCGAGCGCGGCAGTGATGGAACGTGGCTTGCCGTCGAATCCAGCCGGAATTTCTCGCAGCCGGTAGCCGGACAACCTGCGCCGGTAGCGTGGCGCATGATCACGCCCGAGCAAGGAAATGTCGTCTTTCTGGAAGACCGCGAAGAAGCCGAACGCTTCAAAGCCATGGGACGCGAAGTAAGGCCGCTCGTTTATGGCGACGCCCTCCCCGCTCAGGTAGCAGCGACAGCGCAGCCGTTGTTTTGGTATCGTCCGCGCAGCGACGGCGGATACGAGGGACCGATTCATAACGAAACTATTGAAAAAGTGCGCAGGGATTCCGGAGTATGGGTTCCACTCTACCCGCCCCAGGTAGCAGCGGTATCGGCAGATGTGCTGAAGGATAAGGAACGGTTGGACTGGCTCCTTGAACGCGGGATGCAGGTTTGGGAAACCAGAGACCAATATTTTATCCACAGAGCGTTCGAACATTATCCCATCTCAGATGGTTATGCGACTGCTCGTGAAGCCATAGATGCTTTCATGTCAAAGATGCCAATGTCGCCGCCAACTTCAAATCCAAACGGCTGCCGTACTCCTATCGTGGATGACTGGTGGAACTTCTGCGGCGAAACGGACATGGGACAGACAGCGCCGGTGCTGTGTACCGAGTGCGGCGGGACGTTCGCTCGCAAGACGCCTACCGGGAAGGAGAACGACTGATGTCTCGGCTTGAAATCCTAAAAGCGTCACTTGAGAAGAAGAAAAGCGAATTCGACACCAGGCTCGCCGACCATTTCGCCTCTGTGGCCGAAGCAAACGGCCAGCCACTGAACGACAAGCGTAATGGAGCGGCCACGCTTAAAAGGTGGGAAAAGCAGAATGACGCACTCAGGAACAAAAAGAAAAGCATAGAAAAAACAGAGGCTGCGATAGAGCGCGAAGAAAGCAAAATCGCTTCTGTTAATTACGCCAATGATTTCATACCGCCCCAGATTTTGGAACTGGTGCAGCAGGGAGTTCTGACGCAGTGGCGCAAACACCCCACAACGTTTTTCGTTGTCGGGGTCGATAAGGCGCGAATCGTTTGGGACGAAGATAAAAAGGTCGTTGCTCACAGATACGCCAGGGAAGTTACCGATCCTGAGATGCGCAAGAAATTCGCTGCAGTCTATAACGGTTTGCACATCATATTGAACGTAGCCGCCTCTACAGAGAACAAGCCATGACCAAGATACTCACATTTCTGATCGGTGGCACATGGGTGTTCCTGCAAGTTATACGCGAGCGATCTATTCAGTTGTGGAAGTGGGTTAAGTGGAGGGTGAAGGGATGAGCGTCGTAGCAAGAAGAAAACTAATCGAAGCGGCGCAGCATCTGGCAAAGACCAATGCGCCAACCAACGAACATTATCGGGTGCTACTAGACGCCGTGGCGGAAGTTTATGCCGCTGACTCCGGCATAGATTGCCAATGCATCCTTATCGATACACCGCAGGAAGAAAGGGCTGCTCCATGACTGACACATCAATAGAGGCGCTTCTTGATGCGGCATTTCGTGCGCTGCTCCACGACACAGAGATTCCAGATGTCGAGCATCAGTCGCGGCGCAAATTCCTTCGGGCCGACTTTAAACGCATTCTCGCAGCAGCAAATGCCGCCCCTGCTGTCAGTCAGCAAGAGACATTGCCGCGCATTGGCGAAGAATGGCAAGGCGGAATCTATGCCGGGATTGCCCGTGGCGTTGATGGTTCTCAGGATTACCATCTGCTGCTTTTGTCCGACGAAATGGAAAGCATCGCTTGGGAGCAAGCCAAAGACTGGGCGAAAGACATCGGCGGCGAACTGCCGATCAATCCCGAGCAAGCCTTGCTCTATGCAAACCTGAAGGGCCAATTTCAACCGAAAATTTACTGGTCCGGCGAGGCGCGCACAACCGAATTCGGCGGCGCCTTAATTCAGGACTTCGACGACGGCTACCAGGGCTACACCAGCACCTTCAACAAACTTAGGGCGCGAGCCGTCCGCAGAATACCGATTGCCGCCCCACTACAGGCAGCACAGCCGGAAGGATTCGTTCCCATCCCAAAGATCGCTTCTGACGAATGGGTTGATGCAGTGGTGCGAATAGATCAACCGTGGCTCGCCAAGGACTGCAAGGCATGGGGAGAATTGCGCCACGAGGTCGCACGGTGGCATGAAGCCATGATCGCCGCTCCCGGCCAAGCAGATGGGGGCAAGGGATGAAGCCGAAAATCTACTGCTTTTCAGATACGCCAGACGGCGGCGACGGGATTGC